AGCGTCTTTTGTCTTTTTCATAATTCATTCGTTTTGTTTCTCGTATTCATCAATGGCCTTGTAAAGCCCTTGCAAGTGTTTGTTAGCGTTGGCATACCACTCTTTTTCCTTCGCCAGTTTCTCTTCGTAGTAGCCTATGTTCTCGTGGGCGTATTTCAACTGCTGTGCAATCCACACCTCCGGCGATATAGGCTTAATCTCTACCTGGAAGCAGTCTTCGGGGCAGTCGAACTCCTTGGTTTCCTTCAAGTGTTTCAGCATGAAGTCGCGCAGATACTTGTATTCCTCCGGCACCTGAAACCGCTCCACCTTGGCAATCATCGCGTCGTAACGCTTGCGCATTTCGGCATAGCGAATCTTGCGCTGCTCGTTCTCCTCTTCGATTTTCTTGGATTCCTGCTCGATGATGCGCTGCACCTCTTCGGGGTGTTCCTTCAGACGGTTCGCCTCTTCCAGTTCTTCACGGGCTTTCTTCAGTTCGCGCTCGTAGTAGTCGATGCTGCTATTCTCCAGCATGGGGGCTTTGTCTAACGGAAGGTCGCCACCATACGAGTGCGCCGGTGAAAACTGCGTCGCACATCGCAGTGCGAACTCTCTGAGGGTCAATTCCTCTCCCTCGTAAATCTTAGCTGTTAAACCTGTTGGCATAGTTCTTGAAATTCGTTAAATTTGTTGTTTTATTCTCGTTTTTGTAGGATTTCTGCAAAAATCGCCACTTCACACCTCCCATCCGCTAATCGGGTACATACGCTTGCGAAACTCCATGTCGGCATCGAATATCTCCTTGCATAGTTCCATGCGCCGGAGGGCTCGCTGCATCGCCTCGGTGTCGAGGAACATCAGGGCAAGCACTCCGAAGGCAAAGGGACTGTTCAAGATGTCGGGTTCCTGTCTCAGCGGTTGCGGAAGCATCGGCTCAGGCTCCTGCCTCAATGGTTGCGGGGCAGTGCCTTGCGCCAGTTGGTTTGTCACGGTGTTCATGCTTCGGAACACCTCGGCCATCTGGTCGCTGACTCGCTTCTCTTGCGCCTCCAGGAACTCGTAAGCCTCGCGCCACTCGTCGCTCTCGTTGCGTTTGCACTCATGCCATGCCTTGCGCTCAGCCTCTATCTGTTCGTTGTGTCTCAGTCGTTCCTCGACTGATATTGTCGTTCTTTCCATAATGCTTTCAATTTTCAATTATTCACTTACTCTGCCTTCAGCCAAATCAAAACCATATAATGCGTCCAATAGTCCATGAACGAGGTCTATCTTGTGCGTAGGCTGGGGGCCTCCCTTCACGATGCGGCGCAGGTCGCTGCTGCTCACCTCGGCGGCACAGTTGCCAAAGCACCAGGGCCACAGGGGCGACATGGAGAACTCTATCCACGGCTCCTTGTCGAGTATCATGCTCTCCAGTTCCGCGATGCGGGGGTTCTGCGTGAGGGCGGTCTGACTGACGGGCACCACCATCTGCTGAATCACGCTGGCGATGTCCGCTGCCGTTGCCTGCGGGTTCTTCTTCTGAAGGATGGTCTGAAGCCACGCCTTCAGTTGGTTAATCGGCTGGATGCTCTGTGCTGGATCATATCCAAAATAACGGATGTCGATGTCCTGACGGTCGTCGATGGCTGCCAGTTGGTTGATGCTCAGCATGGAGTCGAATGTCTCGCCGGGAGAAACGAACAGCCACCCTTGCCGCACCCATTCCTCGTAGAGAGGACGGTTGGGGCTTTCCTTCATCGTCTTCTCCAGCACCCACGCCACCGCGTCGGCAAAGAAGCGGCCGCGCATCGTGTCGCTCGGGGTGTAGTTCACGCCCAGCGTCACCATTGCGTAGAGGTCGTCGCCCAGCGAGAAGTCGAGCCCCACGAACACCCGCCAGCCGTCCTGATAGTGGCAGTCGGTGATGCGCTTCTGCACCTGTAGCGGTCGGATGCGGTCGCCGGTGATCCACTTGGTCATGCGGCCCGTCTGGTAGATATTGAAGTACTTCGCCAGCAACTCCGGCATCTTCGTCTGGTCGCCTCGCGCCTCGCTGATCCACGCATCGTAACTGGAGTGCTGTACTATCAGCCCAAGCATCGGGTTCACCTTCTTGCGCAGGGTGGGCTTGTCGAGGATGGTCTGCTCGTCGCGCTCCCATTGGTCGGGCTCCAGGCAGAGGCACAGTCGGCGGTCGCTCTCGAAGTCGGCCTCCGTATAGTTCAGTTCGCGCTCCAGTGTGCGGTGCAGTGCGTCGAGCTTCTCCATGAACGGCCCTTGCGTGATGGTGCCTGCCGTGGTGGTGGTGAAGGTCATCGGCTCGCGCCGTGGTCCCATAGATGACTGGATGACGTTCACCAGCGAGAGCATGTCCGATTTGCCGTTGGTGTAGGCTGCCGAGCCGTACTCGTCGGCACAACACAACTGGGCAAACATACCATCCTTCGTCTTGCCACCTGCCGAGAGGGGGCGCACTGACGAGTCGTGCACCGTCTTGAAGGCTTGCTTCCAGTCTGTCACGGTCTGCGTCGAGCGGATGCGGTTGCCCGTCTGGTCCATTTGCATGATGAGTTGGCGGGTGCGCGAGTAGAGCAGTTTCGCCTGGTCGCTGGAGTTGGCACAGCAATAAATCTCCGCGTTGTCATCCTCGAAGAAGAAAAACTCAAACTGGATGTATGCCGCCAGTCCCGTCTTGTCGGTCTTACGAGGGCCGAAGTAGGTGAAGTCGGTGCATACACGGCGGTAGTCCCACACGGTGCCGTCCTTCACGCGCTCCGTTGGCAGTAGTTCGGCTCGTTCGTCGGCATTCACTCGAGTGTCAACCCATGAGTAGAAGCCATAGACGGATGCGAGCACGAAGACTTGGAAAGGTTGCCAGCGATACACCTGTGCGCCACTCGTGCCTGGGCATTTCAGCCCTCCGCTGACGTGTCGCCACCGCTTGCCATCGCGTCGCCACTCACCTTCGCGCAGCCGGATGACCGTTTGCACCTTCTTCGTGTTGAAGTTATAAGTGTCAAGCATCCGCAGGAACTTGGCGGCTCCCAGCAGCTCATAGACGTTGTGGTGGTCATCGGGGCTGTCGGGGTCGGCATTCGAGTGGGCTATCAGGTCGCGGAAGTATTCGTCGAGCCGTGGGTCGATGTCCTTCAGCGTGTTCGTCTTGCCCTCGTAGCGCGTCTTCAGCAGGTCGATGGCGGCGAGTTTCTGCGATTGAAATTCTGTCAGTTCGTTGTTCATAATTCAGGTACTTCAGTCATTCCTTGTCGTGCGTCGTTGAGCAGGTTGCTCAGCCCGTCCTTCTCAGCGTCCACACCCTTCTTTGTGTCCTCCTTGATTTTCGACGGGGTAGCGCGGTAGTTCAGCCCCAGTGCCTCGTAGTGCTGAATCATGGTGCGCTGTAGTTCCTTGTAGGTCGGCATGAGGGGGTTCACCTCGTTTTTCCACTGGTCTTTCGAGCCTTGCACGAGGTCAACCAGTTTGCCGTTCATCAACTCTTCATGCACCTTCTCCAGCATCTGCCAACAGAGGGCAGCGGCGTGAAGCTGTGGCTCCAGCCATTCCTCGAAGTCGGTGCCGGTGCGCATTTCCACGCGCTTCTTCAGGATGCGCTCGTAATAGGTTACTTTCTTGTTCATCTTTTCGGGAAATTTATCTTTAGTCCAAGGCTGTGCTCGTAGGGCTGCCGCCATGTGATGTATCGGTCGAGCGGAATCTTGAAGACGTGATGCACACTGGCATTATACCACGCCTCCCAGATGCCGCCGTCGCATGACCGCTGCCACGGGTGCTTCGGGTCGGTCTTCCGTCGCTCCACGGCGTTCACCTTCATGCCGCGTCCCGTGATGGGGTCGCCCGTGGCACAGCAGACGTGGGTATATTTACCATCACACTGCGCATCGGGAATCTTGCCCAGCAGCGGGCAGTCGATACATCGTGGCGGTTGCTCCGGTGTCAGCCGCTTATAGTTCTTTTTGAGGTTCGCCATAGTCTGGAAAATTTTTCGTTCATTTAAGTGGGGGAAAGCCTGTCATGTGGGTTTCGTCTCTTGCGTTGTGGAATCCTGCCGTGTCACACCTG